CAGCCGCCCGTGCGGAAGCAGCATCGTCTCGCCGTGGTAGTCGATGGCGGCGTCGATCCGCACCTCAAGGTCCGTGCCAGTGACGAGCCCGTCGCCGAGACGCACGTTAGTCAGAATCGGCTTCGGAGCCCTGCTCGACACTGCCGGCTTTACGGCGTGCAGAGCACTCTTCAAATCGGCGGCGCTCAACGTGATGCCACCACTCTTGCGACGTTCCTTCGTTGCAACCATTGGAAATCCTTTTCTTTGAAAGAGACAAACCAACCAAAATGCCCAGCACGAACGTGAGGGCCAGACTAATGTGGCCGATGCTGATAAGGGCGAACTCGTGGAACGTCACAGTGCCATCCCCGGATCGTCATCGTCATCCAGCAGCGGGTACTGCCTCGCCGCCATCTCGGCTTCGACCACTTCGAGAATCTTCGACGTGGCCAGCTGCCGGGCCATGAGCTCGTGAATGGTGTCGTGGGCCTGCTCGAGCAGCAGCCGGGACTCATCGTCCACGTCATCACGCCACGCAGATGCGATGCACGCCTGGGCGACAGCCTGCGGCGACGGCTTGCGACGCGGCCTCATGTCACCACCTCAATGCCACGAACGGCGTGAGCACGGCGGCGGATGAGACCCTTCCGCTCCAACGCTCGAATGTGGCACATCGCACCGTTGGGCGACGTGAACCCGAAGTGGTCCATGATCTCGCGGATGGTAGGCCCGCTCATCTGCGAACGCTCGCGGATGAAGTCGAAAACCTCACGCTGGCGGTCGGTGGGTGTCGAGTTGGTGGTGGTCATAAATCCTCCTCCTTGAGTTTCACGGCGGCCGCAAGTGCGGCGGCCTCCTTTGGCGTGCGGTATGGGGCCGGGCGGTACTTCCCGTTCCAGCCCTTCGGCGGCGGCTTCTCGTCTGGCCGGCGTCCAGGCTCGCGGTTGGTCCCGCCCTTGTCCTGACAGCGGGACAGCCACCGCACGAGGAAGGCCCGCCAGTTCCTCTTGCCTGCCTTGGACGGGTTCGCCTTCAGCCAGGCGGTCGCCTTGGCGAGCTCTTGGTCGAGCACGGCACCAGGGAAGGCGGCAGCCCACTCCTGGCGGTCGGCGTCCGTGATGCCCTGCCAGCCATCGTCCGCAGTCCACGACACGGCGGGCTTCGCCCGCGAGCGGGACGGCGTAGCCGGATCGCTCGTGGGAACCGGCGCAGCCGGTTGTATTTCTTCTCTGGATAAGGGAAGGCTAGGGGAAGGATAAGGGGCTACACTTTTGCTAGACGTTTGCTTGGCGTTTGCTTGGCCGTTTGCTACACGTTTGCTAGACGTTTGCTTGCCGTTTGCTAGGTTTCGTGCCCTTGCTTGTCCGCCAGCTCGACCGGCCCGAGCCCGATCCTCGCGGATCTCGGCCACGGCCACCCGCTCAAGTTCGAGCCGCTGGTGAGTCAGCCGCCCGTCGTCCAGGGCCACCAGCCGCGACCGGATCGCGGCCCAGTCGCCGGGCTCCATACCGCCGGTGATCCGCGAGCAGGCCGCCTCGTCGTCTGGGATGCCACCACGGGTCCAGGCGTAGCACAGCAGCCGCATGTACGCACCGAAGCAGGCCGGCGTCATATCCACGCACGACGCGATCAGGTCGTCGCAGAACAGCGGCAGCACGTGGTGGCTATCGGGCTTGCGGGCCATCTGTGGCCTCCTTAGCTCTACGGTCGAGGTTCTGTGCGGCCACCCATTCAGTAGCAGACAGCCCGCACTTGCTGTCCCACTCAACGAATGGAAGTTCAACCGTGTGCCCTTCGTCGCGGAGTTGCATTACAGCCCGCAGGCGATTGCGGCCGTCGAGCACCTCGCCTTTGTGCGACACAACCGGATTCTGAACTCCGTGCTCTGCAATGCTGTCAACCAGAGACTTGAAGCGATCGCCTTCAAGCAGCGGAAAGACGCTGGCCGCAGGATGAATGACGTAGTCGCTGATTTTTTCAGGCTTGCTCATCACGCCACCCTCCACACGCTCGCGTTCCTTCCGCTCACCGTCCGCCTGGTCCCGCACTCCACAACCAGCCCTCGCCGTGCTAACTCAATCCGCCGTGGCCGCTGCGTTGACGGGTTCATCCCCAGCCGCCGCTGCATCTCCTCGTCAGTCAGCCCGCCTGGCGTCGCCGCCAGGAGCTCGAGCACGCGACGCTGCATCGCGTTGAGCGTCGCCGGCCCGAGCGAGTCGGCCGCCTGGGCCGAAGTGACGCTGCCGCGTGCGGACGGTGCCCGCTGCGTGAACAGCGGCAGGTCGCATCCGGCTTCGATGTAGACACCCATCCGTGGCTCCTTTCGTCTTCCGTGTATTGGCCGCGTCTCGTGCGGCATCCGGTCGCTTCACCATGGGAGTAATGGCTGCGACTGCCGGCGTTCTCCCGCACTGGGCCGGCTCTACGGGCGGATGCGGCCGAAGAAGTAAGGCCGCTTGGGCAACCGCGTGCCGCTGGTTCAGTCGCTCGCCTCCGATGGTGGCTGAAACGTCGGCGGGCTGTACCGCTGCGGCGGCTCGTACTTGTGCAGCCGCTCGGTCAGATCCGCGATAGTTTGCTCGTAGTAGTGACGCTGGCGATCCACGTTCGCTTGGTCGAACCGCACATGCTTTAGATAGTCGGCCATGCGGTTTCGGCCGACGTTCTCAAGGAACACAATCACGTCGGTCATCGTGAACGACAGCGGCTCTTCGCCGTACCGCATGGCGTTGGCTTGGCGTCTCATGCCGTCACCTCGTGCTCGGCCGCCTCGTGCGGGAACTCCTGCCCCTTCTCCTCTTCGTCAATCAGCAACTCGGCCTTGCCGTTGGCCAGGCTCACGAGCTCGCCGTGGATGGCCGCCGTGAAGACGCCTTCGCCGGCCCGCTGCTCAATGCGGCGGCGGATGCTGTCCAGCTGCTCGAGCGACGTGGCCCGGTTGATGGCCAGCCTGGCGGCGGCGGCCGGGTCATCGGTGACGGCCGGCGGTGCATCCGGCTTCAGCCGCACGACCGTGGGCTCTCGGACGGGCTCTGGCGGCACGACGGCCGTGGGGTAGTCCTGCGCCTCCTCGGCCGTGATGAGCCCACGCAGGGCGTCTGCGAAGGCGTTACGCAGGGCGAAGCCCCTGGCCCGCAGCGTCAGCATCCGGGCCGGGTACTGCGTCCACGGCCCGCTTTTGCCAGCCAGGCCGGCCCGCTTGGCGTCGGCCATGCTGAACCGCACCACGGTCGGGGCCGGGTAGCCCTTACGCTTGGCCTCGCACACGGCAACCAGGCCGTCGCCCTCGCCCTCGGTGTACTCGCGGACGTACTCGCAGACCGGGCTCGACTGCACCAAGGCTAGGGCCGCGTCGCCCCAGATGGTCGGTCGTCCGTTGATGACCGCGATGCTTTGCAGCGACTGCATCGGGGAGAGCCCGACTTCGCTGCCGTGCTGGATCGCCAGCAGGCAGGACTCGGCCTTGCCCTTGAAGTCTTTCGGGGCGAAGTCCGACTTGGCCACCATCGTGGCGAAGCGGAAGGCATCGTCAAACGTGGCCAGGGCAAGCCCCCTGGCTGGCGTCGTGTTGGTGCTGATCTCCGTGCTCATCTCGCGTCCCTTTCGTTGCGTGATGTGAAAGCCGGCTCCGCGTCCTGCCTTGCCGGCGTGGTCCCTTCCTTGGCGATCCCGGTTCCACCGGGCTCCTGTGTTCAGAACGGCGTGATCTGCTCGGCCGTCACGGCGTAGTGCAGGTTCCCGTGGTCGGGCACATGACGCCGCACGTGGTACGTGTCGTCGGTCAGCACCTCGACCACGACACCCGCGAGCGTCTGGCCCTTCTCAATCCAGCGGATGCGGTCGCCGACCGTGTAGGTCGTGTGCAGCTGCCCGTTCCGCAGCGTCGTGACGCCGCTCGACACGGTGTGCTCGGGCATGCCAGCGACGGCGGCTAGGTACTCGTTGTGATGGGGATCAGTCATGGCGATTCCTTTCGTGTAGGTGGCGAACTATACCGCTGTTCAGTCGTGCGCCAAGGGGGTCGACCAACAAAATGAGGGGAGTCGAAACTGTGTACACCAACCAACGGTGCCGCTGTCGCTAGCGTTAGTTCATGCCACCAAATTCCCCGGCGGCAAGAATGCGAACGACAACCAGCACAAGCTCGATCCAAAGTTCGACGTTCATCTCAGCACTCCGTTGCGGATGGCAGTGGCCACCCAACGACGGGCGGCATACTAGTGCTATCGTTAGTTCCCTGTCAACGGCAGTCTGGAAAAAAACTTTGGCGGCAAGGACTACCTAGATTTCCGGCGTTTCGGTGCTGCCGGCTTGGTGTCCCGCTTGCCCACGCTGCGGCTGGTCAGGTCCGACCGCAGGGCTTTGGCGGCATCCGCCTTCACGAGCCAGGCCCGCTCGCCTGCCTTCCAGCCCTCGAGCTCCCCACGGCCCAGGAGCAGGCGTATCCAGCCGGCTGTGCAGCCGGCCAAATCAGCCGCCTCGGAGACCGTCAGCCACTCTTTGTCTGGCGATGCCACAACCATGCCCCAGATGCTAACGCCGGGCGAAACGGCGTCAAACCAACTTCGATTTGCCTGTGCCACCAGGCCGGCCATAAAGTCGACCGGAAGCCCAGATATCGAGCGGAGGGCACTTCGGTTCACGGCTTGTACAGATGTATACTGTCAGCCACTAAAGGAGACTGCGATGACTATACGAGAGTTGCTGATTGAGCGGTACGCCCCGCTGCGTGGATTGAAGGATCGGAGCGTGGTCATATTCGGCCAGACGGTGGACCGGCTCGAGGAGTTCCTTGGGCGAACCGCCACGCTGGAAGACTTCACGGACCTTCAGATGGCCAAATACCTTCGCTGGCGAGCCCAGACGCCCTGTCGCAGGCGTTTGCCGGCACCGGCCACTGTGGCCAAGGACAGGGCACATCTGGTCGCTCTGGCCAACCTAGCGGCCCGCAAGCGGCTGATACCCGAGTTCGTGGATTTCCCCCGGCTCAAGGTGCCAAAGAAGCCGCCACGCGGGTACACCGTCGAGGAGATGTCGGCCCTCATACGCCAGGCCCGCTACAGGATCGGACACATCGGCAAGGTGCCGGCGTCATGGCTGTGGATGACCATAACGCGAGCCGAGTGGGAAACCGGCGAGCGTTGCGGATCTCTGCTGCGGCTGCGGTGGACCGAGGTGGACTTGGCCAGGCGGACGGTCACCCTGCTCGGGGAGAACCGAAAGGGCGGCGTCGAGACTATTGAGCGGTCCATCAGCGAAGAGCTCGCCTCGTGGCTGGCAACCCGTGCCCAGCCGACCGGGCTGGTTTGGCCGTGGCTGGAGCACCGCAAAGAGCGGAGCTTCTACACGTCGTTCCGGCAGATGGCCGAGAAGGCCGGCGTCACGCCGCGCGGCACACACGCGATCCGCAAGAGCAGCGGCTCCTACGTGAAAGCCGGTGGAGGGGACGCCACCGAGCACCTGGGCCACGCCAACCCGAGAACGACCAGGGACCACTACTTCGACACCCGGATCACCGGGCGGCAGTCGGCCCTGGACTACCTGCCGCCGCTGGATCTCGGCGACAGGAAGCCACCGGCCAGCGACGGCGATAGGCCGGCTGCCTAGGTATCCCATTTCTGGCATGTTGCTTCTGACGCAATAACCACGAAATAGCGTGCCGGGCAAGCGGGGAGCGGCGTGGGGAGGGATGAAACCCGCGCCGCTCAACCCGCCGCCCGGCTCACGCATCTCGTCTGGCCCGCTCGACGGCGAGCTCGCCTTTCACGCGGGACAACTCCGCGAGCAGCCGCATGACGTGGGCCGCCATGGTTCCGCTTGTGCCGGTGTACGCCCCTGAGAACTTGCGGGCGTCCCACTCGCACTGGGCGAGGTAGGCGTCGGAGAGCGGCTCGCTCATCACCCAACCTCTTCCATCTTGATGAGGCAGATGAGTGCCCAGTTGGCGGCATCCAGCAGGGCATTGGTTGGGTCAACCGGCTGCCCCTGTGCGTACTTCTGCATCCGCACCACGCAGTCGCTCAGGTCACAGAGAGCCCTCCGCCATGGTTCCACGCCGCACTTGGCCGAGGCAGTGACGTTCTCAAAGGCGTCTTCGGCCCCGCCATACTGGGCGGTCTTCTCGTGATGCAACGCACGCAGTCGCTCTAGGGCACCGAGCCATTCACGACTGCCGGCTGCGGGCGTGCCTTGAAACGCAGGCACCCACTCGGCGTACGTCTCGCTCAGCACGCCGTCGCCACGGAGCCGCTCGTGTTGCAATTCCTCTGCCGCCGCAACTTGTGGTAGAGGTTTCGTAACGGCCGGCTTGTATCCCACCATCTTCGGGTCATCGGCCGGCGTCGCGTCGAGCCGGGCCGTTACCGCCGCACGCAGGGACTCGTTCGCCGCATCGAGCGTCGCTGTCATTCCTTGGCCTTTCGTAAGTCACGGTCGCAAAAGATTCGGTACGCCTTCGTCATCTCGTTCCGCTCGTGGTCGATCACGATGGCGGCTTGGCACGGGTGCTCGCCGCCTTCGGCCTTGATCCTCACGCTGTACGCCGAAGGCCCGATGACGCTGCCATTCGTGACGTAGTTGCGGCCGACGCTGAACTGGTGCCAATGTCCAATGCAGGTCAAGTCCGCACGCTGCGTCGTGTCCCACGCGGCGATAGCCTTCTTGAGCGGCACATGCACACCCCCGATGCCGCCTTGGAACTTCACCGCATGGCCATGACAGAACCGCATGGCGAAGCCGTCGAGGTCCAGATAGTTGAGATGCCCTTCGCCCACGTGCCACCGTACGTTCTTGCGTGACTCGGCGGCCCGCATCGTCAGGTATAGGTGCTGCTCGTAGGACGTGTCGGCCTCGTTCGTCCGCAGCTTCTCTGTGGTCCGCCCGTGGTTGCCGCACGACGTGGCCACGATGACTTCACTGGCGTTGTCCGAGACGGCATCCACGAACCCACGCAGCCGCTCGCCAATCCAACGAATCGCCGCCAGCGGGTGCAGGCTGTTCTCCTCGGCTAGCTCTGGGTGGATCATCCCCGAGATCATGTCACCGCCCATCCACAGCACGACCCGGTCGATGCTGGCTAGGCCACGCTCGTGCTCGAGCATTGCCAGGAACCGCTGCTGCAGTTCCGCCAGGCGGGCATCGCACACGTCGAGGTTATAGGCGTTCGTGCCGTTGACGGTCTCGGGCCGCACGGTCTCCTCGCAGTGCACGTCGCTTATAAGCAGCACCATCGTGCCGGCGTGCTTCTTGCCCTTGACACTTTTGGTCAAGGGCCGCTTCGGCGTGATGCCCTTGAGCGACACCAGGGCATCGGCCCGCTCCCGCTCGCGGTCGATCTGCTGCAGGGCCGCCTTGTACCGCCCCTTGAGCGACGCCACCTCAGACCGCAGCCGGGCCAACTCGGCGTCAGCCGCCAGGCGGTCGGCGTCGGCGATTGACTCGGCCACCTCGTCGGTCAGTCTGCGACTAGCCATTTTTCGACTCCTCGCTGGCCGATGTCGATGCCACGAGCCTGCAGAGCCTTGGCCAGTGCCGTGGCCGTGCCGGTCTTCGTGCCGCCCAACGCCCCGCTGCGGTACTGCTTCCGCACTTCCTCAAGCTCGGCCATCAGTTCAGCCGGCACCTTCTCGTGCCACGGCTTGAAGCCCTTCTTGGGAAGCAAGCCCTGCACCTCCTCAAGCAGTTTTGACTTAGGCATCCTTGACCTCCTTGTAGCCCAGGCTCACGAGCGTTCGCCTGATCACCTTCGCCGCCTCGGTCACGCTCTCCTCAGAGATCGTCGGGCCGAGGGCCGCGTGCAGCAACTCGTGGACGATGGTCTCCATGCGAGCCCCGCCACGCAGCCGCTCGTCAATCAGAATGCGGGGCCGTGCGGCGTTGGGAAAGAACGTCCAGCCAGCAGCGTCGCCAGTGAGGCGGGTGAACCGCAGCAGCCACCGCTTGCCGTCTATCGTGACGTGGTGATCCTCTGGCATGCCTCACCTCGTGGCCGCCATGTAGAGTCCCACATTGGCGAACGCATACCCGGCGTAGGCAATCGCTAGCCCGGTCTTCCCGTGCCAGGCGAGATCCGCCGCGACGTAGGCGTAGACCACACCTGTGAGTGCAATGAGCCAGCCGGCCATTGGTAGCCCTTTCACACGCCACCCTAGCGGTGGCGTCAACCGGCGGCCTTGGCCCTGGCACGGTTGCAAGCAATGCGAACCAGCCACCTCGCCCCGTAGTCGGTCCAAGGCAGGATGGTCTGGCGGTTGGCCAGACGCTTGTAGTGCTCCTGCCGCATGGCGTTGACGATCTCGTTCATGCCCGGCCCTTCGCACCAGGCTGGACCGTTGGCGTTCATGCGTCGGGCCATCTTGTTGCACGAGCAGCCCATGTTGGCAGTCAGGCCGAACCAGTCCTTGAGCAGCCGCTTGAGCTCGGTGCCAGGGCCGTCGCCAACCGCATCGCCAGGAGCAGCGGCAGCCGCCCCGGTGCCGCAGTCCCGGTACACGACCTCACCGTTCTCAATGACTTTCTCTGTGCAGCCCATCAGTTGATCGTCAGCGTAGAGGTTGCAGAGTTGTAGGTGCCGGTCGCTGCGGTGCCAGTGAGCACGGGCGTGTACGACTGCTGCGTCGCGCCACCGAATATGACGTACTGCGCGCCCGGTGCTGGATTGCCAGTGAAGTCCACAGTCAGCGTTGTATTGGTAAACGTAGCCGACGCCGCAAGGTCGCCTGGATTTGTCTTGATGTTCGTGAACACGACGGTGCCGTACAGGAACGACACGGTGCCGCTAGTGTTGAGCGTGCGAACCATCCGCACTTCGCCTGTGTAGCCAGGCATGCCGAACGTGATGTCTACCGTCGGGTCTCCGGTGCCGGCAGCATTCTTCATGAAGCCGCCGAAAAACGTCGTAGAGCCGCTATCGGCCACGAGAGTTACCGCCCTGCCGAGCCGCACGTCGTTCTGGAAATCGACAGTGCCAGAGCCGCGACCGCCGACAACGACCGCCTGATCTCCGCTTGACGCTTGCACGCTGATGACCTTGTCGGTCGAAAATCCGCCGTCGATGAAAAGCCGAGCCGTTCCGCCAATGCCGGATGCGGTGTCGCCAACAAGCACCTCCTGAACGCTTGCTGCGCCAAAAGCACCGGACGAACCAAAGGCGTCGCGGCCAGCAACCAACGTGCCCTGCTTTACCTGAACAGGCTCGGTGAATGTGTTCGCACCACCAAGAACCCACAGGCCAATTCCACGCTTCACGACTGTCGTCGTATAGGTCACCGACGCATCAGAAATCGCACCGGCAATTTCGTTGTCTTCGGCGTTCGTGCCCGTCAGTGTCAGCGTTCGCGAGCAGTTGCCGGCGTGAGTGATAGGCGTGGTCAGAATCAGCGGATCTGTGCCGCTCGCGTCAATGGTGGCGTCTCCACGCATGACGATTGTCGCATTGCTCGTGTGTCCCGGCCCGGTGTACAGCAGCGTGGTCACGCAGTCATATTCGCAGTTTCCGAGCCACACCGTGATGTCGTTGCAGCCAGAGAACTCGAGCGACTCTGTGTCGGTCGGCAACTGTTTCCAGCACACAGTCACGGACAAATCACAGAATGCACTGCCGCACGGCACCGGCTCGATGTTGAACGCATCCCAGCACATCACGAACGTATGGCTAAACGAAACAAAATCGCAGCTGCATTCGGCAATCGGAGCCACTAGCGTGCCGTGGATGCGTATCGGCGACTTCGTGGTGCCGGTCACGGTCACTTCAATGGTGTCGCTGAACTCCGGCTGCCGGCTCTTGCGTGGCTGATAGAACGTCAGTCCGTATCCTTTGCTGGCGTGCGTTTCGCAGCAGCACAGCGTGAGCGGATCGCGGCAGCGAAACAGCCCATCTTCGCACTTCTCGCACTCCGTAGAACCAACTCCTTGGAATTGACCGCCAGCCGCTTCGCACTCGGCCTGTGTCATCGGAGAGTTTTGATGCGGCACAAGCTCGCCGTCCTCTTGAACACAGCACGCACCCTTGCATGCCGTGGGGCACGGCTCAGTGTCTAGTGTGCCAACGCAATCTTCTTGCTCTGTCGTTTCGCAAACGACAAGTCCGTCTGCGTCTTCTGTGCAACAGGATTGCGGGCATCCGTCGTAGCAACAACGCAAAGCAGACCACTCGTGAGCACAGTCTGCTTCGAGCGTGTCCGTGCAGTTGTTGCCATCGCAGCATCTGCCTTTACAGCCGACCAGGTTTCCTTGCGCGTCAAACGGCAACAGCGGCGCAGGAATGCCTGGCGGACTGCACAGCGGGCAGCAGAGGTCATCCACCACGTCAACGGTGTTGACCAGCCCGTTGACGCGGCCGTCAAAGATTTGCTCAGGCAGGCAACCGCAGCAGGCGTCGCCTTGGCCCCAACGCAGAAACACTTCGCCTTCCGGGCATGGGTTGTCATTTGGGTACCACACGCCAACGCAACATTCACCAGAGTCTTTTGGAGTGCGCCACTCGCCACCACAACACACACCGTCGCAGCAGGTGTCGCTGGCAATAATTTTGCCATCACGCAGAACCGGGCCGCCGTTGTTGAACGGTATGGTGGTCATGAAGCTGTTGAGCACGACGTGATGTCGTACCAACGGATGCACTGATTGGCGTCGTGACCCAATATCTGCACGTTTGTGCCCTGATAGCCAGGCAGGATGCTCATGTCGAAACCGGCGATGTATCTAGTGCATGTGGCCGTATCTGGGTGAACAGCGACGGCATACCATCCGAAGCCATTGTTTCCGAGCGCGACCCACTGGCACGTGCTATTGCCTGACACGCTCAGAAACTGATTGTGTGCCACGACCGTGATCGCAGACGCCACGCTGCCAGGCTCTCCGTTGTAGATAGTGACGACTGCCGACGCGCTCGCCGGCCAATTGGTGCCAGAGTGACGGGCAAGCATCAGCCGCACACCGCGTGACATGGTGGCGTCTTTGTCGCCGCCAAGGTCCAATCGCGGTTCGTCACGCTCTACCAGGCGAACGGCCTTGCCGATACGCTTGGCGTCGTTGAGTGAAAAGCCGAACGTGTCAGCCATCCGCTACTCCTCAAAGACGACGTAGCGAATCTTTCCTGTGGTGCCGTAACCCTTGGCCGCCAGCGTAATTGTCGGCACAAGTGGCACGACGGCGGCGGCCCCACGCCCGAGCTTGCAGAACTCTTGGATGTTAGTGCCGTCATAGGAGCCGATGGCGACGTACGCCGTGCCACTCGTGGCCGTGCTTAGATTCCTAAACCCGGCATACCCGGCAGAAGAAATAGCGCCCTTGGATAACGTCGCAGCATTTGTGGTCACGCTCACGATCTGAGCGTGGACGCCTTGTGCGGCCTGGTTAAACCGCAGGCCGGATGCGGAAAAGGTCTCGTTGTGATTGCCGTTGGCGACCGCCACATTGAGCGACAGCGTGACTTCATTGGCCATGACTAACTCCTACAAAAGCCCGCAACTGCGGAGCATGGTGGTGTGGTCCTTCTCTTCGTACGGCTTGATGCTCAGCACGCCTGGGTCTTCTCCGACAGCCTTGGCAGTGCCGTCTGCATTGAGCGGCACAGGCTTGCTGACAGGATTGCCGCCCTTGTCCATGATGGCCCGACGCTCGCTGCCGACGATTTCGTGATAGCCAACGTCGTAGTAGCGGATCTTCCAATCGGCCGGGTTGTAGGTCCACTCGACTGACACGCTCCACACCTGATTCTTTTGGTCAAAGTCGGCACCATAGCCAGTGACTCGCAGCGTATACGGTGCCGCCCCAAGAAAGGCGATCTGGTTGCACGTGTTCAAGTACGTGAAAAGCGTGGCAAAGTCTGGGGCCGTGACGTTGGAATTGGTGAACGTCAGCCGCAGCAGGGCCGTGTCTTCCTCGAGCCCGTCAACAGGGTCGCCTGCCGAATTGAGCGGCGGCTTGATCGGAGCGTTTGGGTCGGCTTGATTGGACTCGCTCGCCGGTCGCCGCTCCTGCAGCGACTGAATGCTGATCTTGAGCCACGTGCGGTCCTCGTCAGACTGATTTGGGTCGTCCGTGTCTTTTTCCGGCTTGGCATCGTAGTTGACCGTGACCTTGACGCAGAACTCGTTCTCGTCGTCGTAATACTCAAAGTCCCTGCCGGTCACATAAAACTCAATGCCGCCAACGTCCTCTTCGTCGTTGATCTGCGGAATCTTGCGGTTGTAGAACTCTGGCCACGTATTGGTGTCATTCTTGATGGCACCAAAATCTGGCGCGGCGTCGCAAATGACGAGCAGTTCCACCGAGCCTGTGTACTGAATAGAGCCCTTCTCGGACTTGGTTTCCCTAAACTGGAACGACCGCAGCTGTCGGACGGTGCGAATGGCCATCGGCTACACCATCGCCAGTTGTGCTTGGCCGAAGCCGGGGATCTCACGCACGGCAGCGGCCACGTCCTCGATGCCGTCAGCGGCCCGCTCGGTGTTGTCGGCCGTCTGCTTCGCGGCGTCGGCACCAGACAGCCGAGGATCGCCGCCTCTGGCAAGCATGTTGCGGTAGGACTCGCCGCCGGATGAGCCCACGACCAGGGCACTCAACTCGGAGGAGGCGGCCTTGATGGCGGCACCGATGCTCTGGCCGGCAGCAGAGCCAGATGCCGCACCAGCAGCAGCGGCAGCGGATTGCTGCGCGGCCGACTGGGCCTGTGCAAACTCACGGTCAAAGGCCGCAAAGGGGCTGCCGATGTTTTGGACGGCAGAAGCAAACGTGTCGGCCGCAGCCTGGCCGTACATCGCTCCCATCTGGCTCGCGCCGTCAGCCAGCTGTGCCGCGCCCTGAGCACCTTGAGCGAGCGAGTCCGCAAGGCCAGTAAACCCAGCCGCCTCGGCGAGCCCGGCCATGCCTTCCATGACGTTTGTTACGCCGTCAAGGATGATGCTGAACACCTCGCTGAACATCTGCCCAATCTGCGAGCCAAACGCCATAAACACTTGGAAGATGCCGGTAAGCAGCGTCATCGCACCGACCACCATGCGGATGCTGAAGACGAGCCCGTCTGCCAGCGTCTTTGCAATGGTCCACCCGGCGGTGTTCTTGGCGAAGAAGCCCACGATGAGGTTGGACACAGTCGTGATGGCTGGCGCCAACTCAGCCAAGAACTGGTTGATAAAACCCTGCATCGGCAGGGCGAGCCTGCCGATGGCGTCATTCATCTGCTGAATGCCGGCAACCTGCGAGTCAGTTAGGTTGACGCCAAAAGCCTGCCGCATCTTTTCTACTTCAGCATTTGCACCCTTTGCCGTTTCTTCAATGAACCCCATCGCCTGAGCACCGTTCCGCCCAAAAATTGCAATCGCAGCGGAGGTGCGTTCCGCTGCAGTTGGCAGTGCCATGATTCGCTTGGCAATAAGTTCAAATTGCCTCTGCGGGTCGAGGTTCTGCAAGTCTTTAAGAGTGAGTCCGAGCGTGACAAAAGCTTTTTGTGCCGTAGCGCTTCCGTTGGCGAGAGCGCCAAGACTGCGAGTCATGGTCGTCATTAAGCCGGCGAATTGCTCTGTGCTGACGCCTGCCTCGTTAGCAACTTGAGAAAGCGTCTGAAAAGTTGACACAGACATGCCAAGCCGTCTTGCCGCCTTGCCGGCAGCATCCAGCGATGCTGCGGCTTCGCCTAACGCGCGAAACGGTGCAGTGATTGCCTGCACAATAAGCAGCGGCACAAGCAGCGTTTTCAACGCCAGGGTGAGAACTCTGACGCCGACTGCGGCCATGGTGGCGGATCGGCCCATGCCAAGCACTGAAGCCGCGAACGAGCCAAACACGCCAGGAATATCAGTGAATAGCCCTTCAGACTCTTGTGCCGCAGCGTTCAGAGCACTGAAACTACCCGAAGTTCCTGCCGACATGCGGCGAAATGCAGACAGCTGCCGGCCAGCGTCAGCCAGCCCCGCCGTCAATCCGCCCGTGCTGGCGGTAATGCTGACGTTTACGCGACCGAAATTGTTGGCCATGGCTTATCTCGGGATCGCGTTGAGCGTGGCGAGGATCTGGTCTGGTGTCTGTGCCCGTTTCGGAACTGGCAGGAACTCTTCTGGCTTCTTGACGGGCTGCCGCTTTCCTCTGTTGGCGTTGTATCTTTGGGCGATGGCGACCGCGTCACGCAGCCACTCGTCGCCCCACGGCTCGAGCAGGTAGTAACCCATCCAGCCGTACAACTGATCGACGCTCATCTCGTCGGCCAGCCGCTCCACGTCCCAGATGCCGAGCTTTAGGGCCAGCCGGTACAGGAACGCGAGCACCGGCTGACGCTCTATTTTCCCGCTGCCTCCTCCACTGCGTTGCCACCGATGCCGTTGAGCTTGAACCCGGCGTCCACGATGGCCTGGACCACGTCGCTGTCGAGCTCGCCGATCCACTCGGCGTCGGCGTCCTCGAACATCCGCGTGCCGTCCTCGTTCACCACGACCATGGCAACGAAGCGTGCACGCACGTTGTCAAGGTTAACGCCGCCGACCTTGCCGCCAGTGACGATCTGCTCGAACTTGTCGCGGTCCTTCGCAGAGAACTTGGCGACGTAGATGGTGCCGCCGAGCTCGGGCACCTCGAGGGCCACGCGAGGGCGTACGCCACGCTTGGCTTTTATCTGCTCACGAGTCAGAGCCACAGTCCGCGCCTCCTGTCAGCACTAAGTGATGCTGCCGCTCAGCTTGATTGTCAGCGTCCCAGTCATCATGTCTTCCATCTGGGCACCAGCCTCGAACCCGGACGCCAACCCGTAGGCAGACCACATCATGGTGCTGTTTCCGCCGTTAGCCCAATAGACAGCGAGAGGCTGGGTGGTTGAAACGTTAGTCAAGTCAGAGATGGGCTTAATCGACGGATCGAATAGCACCTCGACAGACAGCTCGCCTGGATCATAAATCTCCGAAGCGACGAACTCCTTTCCGCCAACGGTCCGCATGTGCGTGGCATCAACGACAGCCCGTGAAATGCCGCTGTGATTTACGCCGGTAATCTTATAGCCAGAGGTTCCAACGAGTGCGGTGCCAAACGTGACGTACGTGCCCTGCCCAATGTCAACTGCCATGGCTTTCTCAAGCCTCCGTGAAGGTGATTTCTACTGACAAATCCGTGCGGTAAATCGGCAACTGCTCGCCGTTGTTGGGCGGTTCCTGCGTGTCGTCGTCGCTCTTGACCACGGCCAGCCGGATGCTGTCTGTCCTTTTGAATTGTAGGGCCGCCCGGATGGCACGGGCGAGGTTTCGCACTGCAATGAGCGACTCGCCGATAGCGGAAATCGTGAACGTCACGCGGGTGATGCCCGTCATGCCGCTCATGTGCATGTACGGCCCACGTCCGGTGTTCTCCCGCTGGTAGACGATGCACGGCAGGCCGGCCCCCTGCGGAGCCTGTACGGCGTAAAGCCGGCTGCCAACCTGCGCGGCAATGTCTGCGTCCGCCGAGAGCAACTGCACCAGGGACTCGTCAATGTGCGTGGTGGTGGGCATTACTTCTTGCCGTGCATCTTGCGGATCGCCTGCCGCTCGGCCTCAGAGATGGCTTTACCCAACGCATCGCCAAGCTTGCCGACGAGCCGCTGCTTTATCTGCGGAAGATTGGCATCTGCCCATCGCTTGAACTTGTCGCTCTTGGGCATACCTTTGACCTGGCCGAAGAAAATCATTCCGCCTTCAGACCCGCCGATGCGGGCGACCTTGCCACGCAGGTACGGGTACTTCGAGGCATTCGCCAGTGGCACCTTAAGCACCCAGTTATTGGGCTGCCGGTACTTCGTCCCATTCTCAACCCACCAGGCGTGGAAGCCCTTTTCGGAGTTGTTGCCGCCACGCTTTAAGCGGTAGCCCAGGATGCCGACCGCCGTGGCGTTTCGCCGCTTCTTCTCGACCTTGACGCCAACGCTGCGGCGAAGATTTCCGGTCGGTCCCTTGGGGGTCAGTGCCTTGATCTCTGGAATCTCGTCCTTGGCCGCCTCGCGGACAGCGGACCCGAGGTACTTCTTCTGAATGCTGCCAGACAGCCTAGAGAAGCCCTCCAGAATCTGCTCGACGCCTTCCACGGTCATGTCCGTACGCATCAGTCCACGACCTCCGACACCAGCAGTTCGTGCTCCTCGCGGCGGCCACGCTCGACGGCCGACATTATCTCGAATGTGCGGCCTTCCGCCGTCAGACGCATCTTCGGCTTCAGCCCGTTCGTGTACCGCATGCGGACGCGGTGCGTCACCACGCCTTCGTTGGCCATGGCGTTGATGGCCTCGTTGCCGCTCAGCGGAAGAATGGCGATCCACCGCGTGGCGAATGTGGACCACGCCAGTTCCGGCTCGCCGATGCTGTTGGTGCTCTCGGTGGGAGTCTGCACCGTGGCAAGCGTGTCCATGTCACCGGAACGCAACGGCATGGCCTACGCTCCGTAGATGACGAGCGTATAGGACGCCGTGCCGCTGTAGGCCGACACGTTGAACCCCGCAGTGCCACCAGCCCGGCTGTCGCAGACCGACAAGCGATTGCCGCCCGAGATGGCCACGCCAGCCCCGGTAGCCTCGCTGCACACGGCGGCGGCCGAGGCGGCGAACGCAAAGCGGCTGACGCTGGCAAACGAGACGGCCGACCCGCTGGAGTCCTTGTACGTGCTGGGTGCCACGGCGATGGCCACGGCGGCCGTGCCGCAGGTGCCAGACACCAGGGCCACCTTCCCGCTGCTGTAGGCGTCGGTGCTCGTCACCACCAGCCGCTTGAGCGACTGCGTCCCGGTGCTCGTCGCCGAGTCCGAGAACGCCACGTCTACGGCAAT